TTCTGCAAAGGCGAGATCGTTGACCCCAATGAGAAGCTGAAGGCTGAGTTCAAGGCGCTGAAGCGTGATCCCACAAATTGGCAAACCGACCGCGTTGTCAGCATGTCGGCATCGCCCAACATCAGCCGAAGCGGCAACCGCACGCTGCGCGTTGAGTGGGTGACGCCTTACAGACAGTTCACCACCTGGGTGATGCCAGAGGCAAAGCACATCAGAGGCCAGGCCCAGTGGGCCGCTTTCGACGGTGCCACGCAAGGCGGAACGGTTTCGCCAAGAACAGTGACATATCGCAAGGACGCAGAAAGCGGGTTCTTTGAGATCCGCGCATATAACAGGCCGGAGGACGTAGAGCCGGAGGCCCCCAGCATCGAGGACAAGAAAGCATATGCGGCTCAGTGATTTTCAGGACATCGCCCAAGATGGCGTGCTGACATTTGGCGATCTGGAGTTTCGCGGCAAATGTCCGACCGAGGAGCAGGAACAGATCACGTTCTTCGGTCGGTTGCGGCGCGCGCATCCCGACACATGGGGGATATTGGCGCTGCATCCGCGCAATGAAGGACTGCGGATCGGCGGTCAGTTTGGCGCTGTATCGAAGCACAAGGCCGAAGGCATGACGCCAGGTGCATCGGACATCATCATCCCGGCGCGTGTGGCCTTTGTCTGCGAATTGAAGCGTCGCGATCCGACGCTTGGCAGGTGGCAGAATGGTCAGAAGGAATACCTTGCCGCATCGGCTAAGGCCGGTGCATTTGCCTGCGTTGCGCTGGGCTGTGACGCCGCTTGGCAGGCTTTTGAGGCGTGGCTGGCGGCCAGTGATCTAACCTAGCTTGCGCCCATAGAAGGCTTCCAGTTCGGAAAGCCGCTTTTGAATTGCCGTCTTGGCGTTTTCGTCAAGGCGGTTTTCTTTGTGCAGTTGCAGCATGTAGCCTTTGAGTTCCTGCACGCCGATGATCGTGGCCACCTTTTCAGCATGTGTTGGCTCTTGCCCACGCGCCGAAACGCGCAGGCAATGCCATTCTGCTTTGCTTCTTTCAAGCTTCACTCAGGCTCCCCGCGCGCGTGGTCGATGGCGAAGCGGACGGAGCCGCGCATCGGTCCAGATTTTGGCGTCACCTGATACGATGTGACTGGGCCTTGCGCCGTGCGGCCCGATCCGAAGCGGTATTTGAACTTCGTGTCCATGTCGCCGCCGTGGATCTCGACTAGGCCGTCGATGATTGATTTGAGTTCGTGCAGCTTCATTACAGAGCCTCTCCCCTCAAGCCGACCATCATCTTGGCCTGCATGTCTTTCTCCTTGTCCGCAATCTCCCCGCCGCAGGCCAGATATCCGCAGCCGTCAATCCAGTTGTCCGCGTGGGCCGGGTTCGACTTGGCGCGCGCCAGCTTCAGCAGGGTCATCATGACAGCCACGTCGTGGCTCTTTATGTTCCGCCCGAGGTGGGCCGACCAGTATAGCGCCACCATATTAAAGTTTTGTTCCGCATCCCCATGAGTAGCAGCACGGTCTCGCGTGACGTACTCTTTGGCGGTGTCGAGGATCTCGGAGCGGTTCATGCCAGATCTCCCGGTTTAATCCAATTCGCGGCCTTGATGTCGCCGCCTGTGAGTTGCTCGATCTTCTTGGCAATCTCTGGCTTTGGCAGGCGCTTGCCGGTGAGGATCATGCTGATGACATCCTTCTTGGCCGGAATCAGCTTTCCAAATGCGTCGGACTTCATCCCACGCGCCCGAAGCCAGGCCGATAGCAGTGCGTTGTTTGGCAGGTTCATGTTTGCCTCCTTTCGATGGCCAATCTATGGGCGCGAAAATTATTCATGTCAATGTCGATTTTTATCTTGCACGCGGTGTGGCAGGCTGTATGGTGGTCCTACGAACTAGCAAACAAGGATGAACAAGATGGCACGCTTCGCAAACACCTCAGCCGAATATCTCGCAATGATCGCAGACGAAACTGACGATGCAGCTTTTGCCGCTTACATCGCCGCCGAGATCAAGGCGCTCGCAGTGTGGGACGCGATCCCCAACAGCGAAGCAAAAGACAGCGCGTACACCAATGCAGATGAGATGATGCACCTTGAAAAGCTGATTATGGCTGAAGACAAGTTGGGATGGCTTCGCGCAGCCATTGACACTTACGAGATGAACGCATGACCAGCCACCGCTACGAAGAGGACTACGGCGATTGGCTTTATCACAAGCAACGCGACGATGAACTAGACTTGCTGGGCGTCATCGCCCGGCCAGCACCACGCCCCCAGCCGGCGGCCTACGCGCCGCCCCAGTGGAAACCAACTTACCCCGGCGAAGAATCGCCTTTTTAGGAGATCAAATAATGCGTATTCGTGACATCATCGCCGATCTGATCGGCGTCATCGCAATTTTCGGCGGCGGCTACGGCCTCCTGCTCATCGGGCATGGGCTGGGGTGGTGATGCCAGCCTATTACAACGAGATCGACCCCAAGGCCGCCGCGTGGCTGCGGGAACTTATCAAGCAAGGCCACATAGCCGATGGAGTGGTGGATGAACGATCAATTGTCGATGTTACCCCTGATGAAGTGCGAGGCTTCACCCAGTGCCACTTCTTCGCAGGGATCGGCGTCTGGTCCTATGCCCTGCGATCAGCAGGCTGGTCAGACGACCGTCCTGTTTGGACAGGAAGCTGCCCGTGCCAGCCTTTCAGCGCGGCAGGTGCAAGAGGCGGGTTTGATGACCAGCGGCACCTCTGGCCTCATTGGCACCACCTCATCAGCCAGTGCCGCCCTCCAGTCGTCTTTGGCGAGCAGGTTGCAAGCAAGGACGGCCTCGGTTGGCTCGACCTTGTACACGCTGACATGGAAGCAACGGGCTACGCCTTCGGGGCTGCAGATCTGTGCGCTGCGGGCGTCGGCGCGCCGCACATCAGACAGCGCCTCTGGTTTGTTGGGCTGGCAGACGCCAGTGGTTCAGGACAGCAAGCAGAGCGGGTTGGCTCCGTCAGGGACGGGCAACAGCCTCAAGCTGTCATTCGAGGTGCAGCGGGCGGGCTGGCCAACGCCGACAACGCCGAGCGGTGGTCAGACACCGCCAGAGGGAACGTCGGCGACGGGCATCACGCCGGACGGCAAGAAGGTGCAGGTCACGCTGAAGGACGTGGCGCAGATGACGGGCTGGCCGACACCGCAGATGCGGGACTTCAGATCGGGCGGGGAGGATCGGGTGGAGAACCCGGATCGGTCGAACAATCTGAACGACTTCGTACTGATGGCGGGCTGGCCGACGCCAACGACCAGGGATCACAAGGACGGCTCGGAGTGTCTGAACGTGCCGACGAATGCATTGCTGGGGAGGGTGGCATGGTCTGCCGGGTGGACGACATCACACGGCCCGGCCCGACTAACGGCTTCTGGCGAGATGCTGACTGGCTCTTCTGCCGGGATGGTCGCTGGCGGCCAGTTAGATCCGGCTCATTCCCGCTGGCTCATGGGTCTCCCGCCAGAGTGGGACGACTGCGCGGTTACGGCAATGCCATCGCTGCCCCGGTCGCGCAAACCTTCATCGAAAGCGTAATGGAGATACTAGCATGAACCTCAACAAAACCCACAAGGCCAATATCGTCCGCGACATCATGGCCGACATCCCCCAGGTCGACCACAGCGCGCAGGCGCATGCTCTGCTGCAAGCCAAGGCCGTCGAGAAGATGCCGCCTGAGGTGCGGGCGGTATATGACAAGCCGGAGCTTCGGCGCTGGCTGTCGATGCGCTTTGCCACGCATGCCAACCACATCGGGGGCGCAAACATCATCTGGCAACGGGAGCGGAACGAATCGAACGGGATGTCGATCTACGCCTACCGCATCCACTACAATGGCGCGGCCGAGGACCGAGAGCTTGTGACCGAGGTCCAAGGGCCGCTGGCCGAGCTTGCCCGCGCTGCCGAAGAGCAGTGGAAGGCACGTCGCTCGATGGAGGACAAGCTCAAGACCGTGCTGGCTGGCATCCGCACCTTGAAGCAGGCCAAGACCTTGCTCGAGCCGGAGCTTCACAAGTACCTGCCGGAAGAACCGCCCAAGGAACCCAAGTCCGCGCAGGCATCGACGGCGCTGGTGCCGTATGTCGTGGCTGGGCTGCGCGAGATGGGGTGGCCCAAGGACGAGGGAGTGCAAGAATGACCACCGCAGCCGAACTCCGCGAATACATCGCACGCAAGCAACAGCAGATCGAGGATTTGGAAAACAGATACGGCACGGGCGTCCGGCCGGGTTGGGTGGGGGAAGAAATCACGATCCTCTACTTCTACAAACAGGACGCCGAACAGCAACTGAAGCAAATGGAAGAAGCCAATGGAACCGAATGAGATCATCGTGACGAACTGCCTGCCGACGGGGACCAGCTTTGGCGTGCTGGCCAGTGACATGACGCAGAATGTGTTCATCCCGTCCAAGCTGGCTCTGGAGACAGGCCTGCGCCCCGGACAGAGGGTCATGGCCAGCGTGGTTCCGAACGTGCAGCAGCCCGAGAAGACGCCGTGGCTGGCCATTGCCCTGCACGACAGCCTGCCCGCGCCGGAGCAAAAGACGCTGGCCGACAAGATCCGGGATGAGTTGAAGGGCGGCGCCGCGACGACGATTGAGTTGGCGCACTTTTTGAACGTCAACTCGTCCGAGGTGCAGCGGGCGCTGGAGGCCATGAAACTGCCGCGCACAGATCTGTGGGCGCTCGAGATGGACGAACTCATGCAGGTGTCGGCATGAGCGGCGGGACAGACGCATTCGTAGTTCTTCTGTGGATCACCATGCACGGCGGACCTATTGACGGCACCAGCTATGGCATCCCGTTCCTGACCGAAGCCGCCTGCAAGAAGGCGATGGCGCCTATCGGAGATGCCCTCGACTATGACTATAGCATGACCTGCGAGATCGTGCCGATTGAAGTGGAGATGGAACCATGACCCAACAGACCTGCCCACCCTGTAACAACAACTGCAACCAAGGCCGCGACTGCCCGGCGAGGAGAGGGAAATGACCGTAGACATGACCAACAACCGAGTGCCGTATGGCCTGCTGACCGACAAGGAAAAGGCTGCGCTGCATGAGCATGAGAAGGCGGGTGGGGTCTTTAAGGTTTCCTATGAGTCCCATCTTGTTTGGACAATTATCCCCACACCCACTTGGAAATCATTCAACATCTACCGCACCGTTCCCCTGCCCGCAAAGACCCAAGACGTGATCGCGTGGGAGAAGCTGCCTGATTGGGTTGAGTGGGTGGCGCGGAATGAAGACGGCACTGTTTGGTGCTTCCAGTTTGATCCTGAAGATCGGAGTGGGGTGTGGTTAAGCGGGTCAAAATATCGCCGCATCGACGACTTCCCCGGCATCGTGGTGCAGATCGGGACAGTGGATTGGACTGAATCTAAACAGCGGAGGCCACGGGGATGAGTGACGATCTAAAACCCTGCCCGTTCTGCACGGAAGGGAAATCTGTCAGCACTTACTTCGACCACGAGCAGGGCGACAAGTGGGGATATGCCGCATGTGATGCCTGCGGGGCTAGAGGTCCAGAAGTCCGCACCAATTATGACCGTGCTGATGATGCACCGTGGCGGGCCGAAGCTATCGCAGCATGGAACACCCGCACCCCTGACCCTCGCATCGAAGCCCTGACCGCTGATAGGGTTAAAAATAATAAGGATTACTGCGCCTTAATGGAACGGTATGACGCCCTGTACGAGCAACTCGAAGCCGCCAGACATGACGCCGATGAGGCCGAGGCTTATGCGGAGGAGTTGGCGAAGGATCAAGTTGATCTGTGCCGTCAACTTATTGCCGCAGAAGATAAGCTGGCGAAGGTGGTGGAGGCGCTGCGGGAGATTGCCAAACCCAAGGTTGGTCCTGATTTTGACTGGTCTGAGGATGAGGTGAACAAGTGGAGGGCAGCCTGGTATCGAAAATACGGAGATATCGCTCGCACCACGCTGGCCGAGATTGAGACAAGCGATGCCCCGTGAAGTCAGCAACAGCCCCGGCGCACGAGCCTTGCGGCTGGCAGGGTATGTGAAGCTCCCTGCGTGGTGGGTCACGCAGGAGCAGTACGAGCTGATCCTGTGGATGGCCCAGCAAAACAAGGAAACCATCGAAGCCATCAAGGAGAGAGCATATGGCCGGTAGAAAGTTTATCACCAAGGACATGATCACGGCTGCCAAGGAGAAAGGCTGGAACGCGACGCAGGCGGCGCGCCACTACGGAATGCATCGTACGAGTATCTCTGGCGCCTGCGAGCGTTTCGGGATCGAGCTGCCGCAGTCCAAATTTAACCCGGACATGCCATCGACGCGCAGTAAGTTTTGGAGGGACGCCGTCAGCAGGCCAAAGACGAAGGCCGCGTGGTCGTGCAGCCCGGAGGCCATCGAGCGCACGCTGCAGCGGATCCAGAGGGAAAAGAGATTGCAGGCGATGGAGTGACCAGCTAGAACGACAGCGAGGGGCGCACACGAAGCCAGCGGCTTTGTATCGGTCGAGGATCAGACTGCGCTACGGCTTATCATCCACCATCGCGCCCCTCGCGATTTTTCATTCTCTCAATCAGCGCCAGCACAAGGCCGCCGAACTGGGCAAACGGTATCACGCCGTGATACTGATTGATCGACACCAGCAGGCCATCGCGCGTGACGCGCCAGGAGGCGATGGGCAGGTTATCCCGCGTCACACCCAGCATCCAAGATCTGGATTAGCCTCGCGCCCGTGACCAGCGAAAGAGACCCGCCATCGTCCGCCAATGCCGCCGCATGTTCCGTCCGCGCCTGTTCGGTCCCGGAGCAGATCGCATCACCGCTTACCCCGCTCATGCAGCCAGTCACGGGCAGCGTCAGCGTCAGACATACGAGCAACCTCGTCCATGCGTTGGCGTGTCTCAACATAGTCTTCAAGCCCCTCTATCTTGGCGTCAGCCTGAGCAGACTTTCTGCCGCCAAGCCAGCTTGATGCCAGCATGACGACAGAAAATAACAGCTTCGAGACGGCGCCAACCAGCGCCCGCCAGATCATGCGCGCTTGGAGTAGATCGACCAAGCAGCCGCAGCCAGCGTGGCCGCAGCGCCCCCGATGGCCGTCACAGTTTCAGCATCGACCAAACCCTGGCCAATGAAATATCCGCCAGCGGCGGCGACGATGGCGCGAACAACGCCCGCGATTTGTTCACCAGTCATATCAGTCTCCTGAGAAAAGCGGACAGAGCCGCGAGAAACCCAGACTTCGGCGCAACAGGCGCTGGCTGGGGTCTTGCCTTCGCATACCAGCTTGGCACCGAGAAGCCTGGGCAAGCCTTGGCAGCGTATTGGTTGTGACCCGAAATCGTCCTGATCGTCGGGTGGTCCTTCAGCAATCGCACCAGCAGATCCTGCAAGGCTCGATCCTGCTCAGGCGTGAAATGATCGGAAAACTTGTCATCGGACGATGCGCCATGCCCGCCGAAAAGCGCGACCGCGATGGTCCCTGTATTTTTGCCTTTGGTGTGAGATCCGACCTGATCCAAAGGACGGCCCGCGACCGTAGAACCATTGCGGTCGATCAGAAAATGATAGCCCACGTCCTTCCATCCGCGACCGTTCACATGCCAGCGGCGTACCTCGGCAACCTTGTCGGCAGTGTTGCGCGTGATCCACCAATCAGGCGGCGTGGCCGTGCAGTGAACGATGACCTCGTTCAGCGGTCTCATTTTCCGACCTTGGAAATGAGCGCCTTTATATCGTCGCGGATCTCGGCCAGCATCTTGTTGGTCTCGTCACGTGCCTGGCGCGATGCTTCCAGATCCTCACGGCGCTGGTTCCAAAGCCGCTTGATCTCTTTGGTGTTCTCTGCGCTGCCAGCCTCAAGACGCACCAGCCACACAACGACCGCAACGAAGCTAACCGCCACTGGCCAATATGCAAAAATACCTTCCATCGCGGCCCTCATGCTTTATTCCGCTTCGAAATGGCTGCAGCCTTTTTCTTAGCGTCTGCTTTACTGGACGCGCCCCATGCCCGCAGAGACAGTAGCAGGCGCGTCGGTTCTCCATCTTTATACTCAGGCCCAGGCATGTTGCCCATGCGCGCCAAGAAAGAAGCCCGGCGAGGGTTGTCGCCAGACTTCACCGGGGCTTTGAGGTTCATGCCCTCGGCCTTCGCAGAAGCGCGCCCCTTGGCGTTTAATCCGCCTTTGGGGTTCTTGCCCTCTTTGCGCTGCCATGCCGGGGTCTTGGCCATCACTTGCCCTTCTTCGGCTTGGCGGTCTTAGCAGAGGCCCGGAAGGCCGCTGCTGTTGGCGCGCCCTTGGCACCAGGCTTGCGCATCTTTTCCCCAGATCCGGCTTTGATGCGCGCCCGCTTGGCGGCGATGTTGGCGTAGAGACCTTTCGCCATCTTAGTAACGCGGCGGCCAGTTGTCGTAGCCGTTGATCTGGACCGTGACAGATCCAGAGGTGTAGCCACCCGTCTTGACGCCGGCGCGGTAGAAGTTCTTCATCGGGTCATAGCCGACTTCCTCCGCAGGCGCCGTCCAGGTGTCAACGTCGCGCCAAGTGGTGCCGTCCGTTGAACGCTGGGCTGTCACGGTGGCCGAGAACGTGCCGCTGATGGAGATGTTGAAGTCCCCGATGATGAGAACCGGATCAGTGAACGTGTTCTGAGCCGAGATGGTCCTGGTCGTTGCTGGCATGGCTGCCTCCTATCAGAAAATGGGCCGGAAGATTTCGCGGAATATAGGGCGGAACACCTGCCTGAAGACGTTTTGCCCTGCTGGAACGACTGGCGGCACGGTGAAGTAGACATTGACGTTGTTGCCGCTGTCGGTCGAGTTCGCGCCGACGTAGAACTTGTTGGCGTCTGAAACCGCGATGTCCCGCACAGCCAAGTAGTCGATGCCTGACGTGACGTTGGTCAGAGCCAACGTGCGCTGAGTGCCTGCCGTGCTGCTGTTGAGCGTCACCACGTTACCAGAGGTGCCAGTGACGGACCACGTGCCAACGGCAAGGGGGGAGCCAGATACGGATATCGTGTGTGCGACTGTCTTTGTGGACGCGAGTTCGGTCACGTTGATGTTGTCGATGTTGGTTGTAGTGACACCAGTCGCGCCGCCGATGGTGAGCTTGTTAAGTGCTAGACCACCGCCTGAAAAGTTCCTTGTAGTAGTTGCTGTGCTGGACAGCAAAATGTTTGCCGTACCTTTGTCAATGGTCAAATTAGTAGTGGAGGCCGCGTTCCACACAGCTACCGATGTGCCAGTTAGCGTCCATAGACCAGAACCCATAGAAAGGGTGCGGACGTTTGTACCGGTTGTGGAAAAGAAGCTGACTGTAACATTGTAGCCTGCTGCATTAAACGTGCCTTGGATTAGGGACAAAGCTGTTGACGACGTAAAAGCGTCACCAAGTTGTAGAGTGCCAACTGCGGACACGGCCACGGTGAAGTTGAAGGTTTTCCCTGCTGTGATTAGCGTCGATGTCCCTCGCCCACGGTAATCCTGACGAGATGTCCCGCTGAGTGTTACACCAGAGCCGAGAGTGAACGATCCATAGAAGTTTGCCAACGCTCCCGCGGTAAGCGTATAAGCGCTGGTTCTGGATGACATGTCCAAAACGCCTCGGTTGTGTCCAGCAATTGACAGTGAAGTGCCTGTCGTGGCTTCGTCCACAATAATGGTGTCTTGTGCCAGCGGAAAGTTTGCATCACTGCCAGTGCCGCCAGAAGACGTTGCCCAAGAGGACGACCCAGCCCAAGTCGTATCAGTACCTACGCGATACACCGTTTTGGCTGCTGGAAATGTGATGCCTGTATTGCCACCGCAGTTGCCAGCGCCAGCCGGAGAGGCTGGAGAGGCCGCACCAGCAAGCGTGATGTCCTCGAAGTCACAATTATCCGCAGATATAACCGCTGCGGTTAGTGTTCGCGCTGTCCCGGCGATGGTGGACCGAACGTATCCCCTAGAGGAAAACGACGACCCGGCGCAGGTTAGTGTGCCGTTGATCGTTTGGTCTCCCCCAAGAGAGAGTGCGGTCACCCCTGCCGAACTGGCGACCAGTGTCAAGTTGTTGAACGTTTGCGCCGATAAAATCGTGCGGGTGCCTGAGCCAGATGTGGTGAACGAGTAGTTGTGGAACGTCAAAGGTATGGTCGCGTTAAGTGTGATAAAATTACCAGAATGGTTTATCTGGGAAGTCCCTGCGTTAAACGTCACATTGCTGCCAGAGATGGAAAAAGATGTACTGCTTGAGACAGCGACCGTTGATGATCCGAGTTGGATAGCCCTAGTCAACGATCCGCCGCTATTAAGGTCTCCCAGTGTCACGTTGTAATTGGCCGTGTTGAACGTCCCCTGCGTAACTGTTATCGTTCTTGTGCTTATGTTTAGCGCATCACCCAGCGTTACGGTGATCCCAGCACCATCCACGGTAACGCCGCCGAAGGTCTTACCAGCAGTCGTAAGAGTTCCCGTTCCTGTGAACGTCATCGTCCCTGTGTGAGTGTACGTCATCCCAGCCGATAGGGTAACGCTGCCAGCGACAGTGATGTTGACTGACCCGGTGATTGTCCCAGCAAAGCCTGTGCAGTTGATCGACTTCGCGCCCGTGTTGCCTGCGGCGATGGTCACTGTACCTAACGAGAGAACGGTAAAGAACACATCGTCGGCAGACGTAGGAACAGACGCGCCGCCAGTGCCGCCAGATGTCGTGGCCCACTTAGTTCCAGCCGTGCCGTCCCAATTTGCAGTTCCACCGACCCAGTATCTATCAGCCATCGATCTGCTCCTCGGTCTCAGGTTCCGCCTCGGGTGAAGGCGCGGTGATGAAAGCCACCCAGTTGTCAAACCTCTGCTGCTTCATGGCCTCAATGCCAGCGTCACCCAGAGCATCGATCTCCGACTGCGTTAGGTTCAGCGCGTCTCGCAGCTTATGAACGCCGTCAGTCTTGGTGAACGGGATGTTGATGAGTTGAACGGTCATGTCAGCCCCTTACGGCAAGTTCGGGCCGTTTGAGAAAACGGCTAGGGGTGAAAGGTATCTCCACGTCACTGTGCCATCGACAATCGCGGTTCCTGTTCCAGTCGGGCCTCCAGTTGACGCAGAGGTGCCGCCAGTGGTGCATTCGTAGATTTTGTTTGTGTCGTTTAGAGCAAGATCACCAGCAACGTAAGCGGTGCTGCCAACCCAAGCAGGTGCAAGCCTGCCGCTCGTCGTGCATTGGAAGTAAGAAATGCCGCCAGATGACACTACATCGCGGACGGCCATGTCACCGCGGGAGTAAACGCCCAAAACTCCAGCACTCGGCAAGGAGTTGGCGTAGTGTACTACTGGTGACTGGTCGATGCCAGAGAACACCACGAGAGGCTTTTGCGAGGGTGTCATCCTCCGCAGGCCGATAGACTGCAACCGCAAAGCAGTGCTTCCGGGGACGGCTAGGCATTGGATGTATCTCACGCGCGAGGAGACACGGAAGTTTGCCTGTTGCCCGTCGGTTGTCGCGTAATACGAACCCCCGAAAGTGCCAGCAGTCCAGTAGTTATACCGTCCGACGCCCGATCCAATACTAATTACAATGTCAGGCCCAAGACCTGCGTCATAGGTCAACGCTTGGAAATTGGCATCAAAGGCGCGGATAGCAAACCGCCCAAGGAAACCTGTCTTGGCCTGCACCATGAAACTGAACGCATCACCTCCAGAGCATTCGGCAAAAAACCCGATAGACCGAGTGCTGTTCAGGAAAATGGCGTCGCGCAATACGCGGATGTTTGTGCTGTGGGTGATAAACCCGACAGGCGCAGCAGTGTTGTCTGTAAAGTGGAGACCGCCCAGAATAGTCGCCACCGTAGACGAGTTAGCCTTCACCAGCTTCGTCAAGTCATCCCACCGGACAGCATCGTTCGTTTGGGCTGGGGCGGTGGATTGGCTTGCAAAGTTTAGCCGTGCTGAACCGTTTTCTTGTGCGCGCAGTTCTGCGCCGCCGCCGCTGGCAGCAAAGTAAGACGCAGTGAAAATGTTGCCGACGACAAGGGCATTACTGGTCGTGCCATCACCAACGGGGCCGTCACAGCGCATGGCGGGTCCGCGCCCACTTTCATAGCGCGCGTCGAGAATTACGTTCTCACCACCGCAGCCATCAAACCATACCGGGATGCGCTCGTCTCCCGAAGATCCATTACCCGGCTGGAAGCATGGTCCAAACCACTTGTTCGAGTTGTGGTTTACATAACCAGAGTTGATTGCGCGGAACCAAATTCCATAGCAGTTCCCAAGCGCATTCGTTGCTGTCGTGGTGGTCGCATCCCCACCAAGAAACGTATTCTCGTTGACAAAGTTATTCCCGGCAGACCCATCACAAGTCAGGGCGGTGGCATACTTGCAATCGATAACTGCCAGTATGTTGTGGGTCGTGTGCTGATATCCTTGCCCAATCGAGTAACAATCGAAACCGACTGTAAAACCCTCGATGCGCCGCACATGCACGTTCCCGCGCTGCGAGTTTATCATGCGGAACCCGACAAAGGCTGTGTTCGACCAGTCGAGTGTTGACGACACAATGTAAGCGTTCGAGATGCTTCCCCTGTTCCGCGTTCCAGATGACCCATGAATGATGGCAGCACGATCTCTCGGACCCGCATAAGTAACAATTGCGTTTCCAAAATCAACGTCGAGGTTTGCTGGGAACGATATCGTGTTGCTGATGAGGAAGTTGCCAGAACTTGCAAAATACAGCCCACCAGCGCCACTGTTTGCGGCAGCCTGAATGGCCACCGTGTCGTCCGTCACGCCATCACCGACAGCGCCAAAGTCCTTGACCGACACATAATCCTGCAACCGCTCCGTCAGCACGCGATCAACCGCGCCTGATGATCCTTCATTGTAGATCATTTGATCTGTGCTGCTGGCAGTGGTGCCTGGGGTGAACCCATAGCCAGCAGGGCTGTAGATCACCAAGGTGTTGTTCTTGTCGCGTACCGTCACCGAGAACTGCGAATTGGCGAAAATCAGAGCCGGAGATCCATTGCGCATGACGTAGCCGTTCGACGTGCGCAATGGCTGGGCCGCTGGCTGCGTGAACGTCGGGTCGTAGTACACCTGGATCGGGTTTGTCTCAGGGTTCAGGTTGGCCGTGCCAAAATACAAATAGCCCGCGTCCAGCGGATCGCCGTTCTTGTCGGTGAAGATCGGATAGGGCGGGGCGAGTTGCGTCAGCGGCATTGGGCATCCTTTCGCGTGATTTTTACCACGAAATGCGGGGTCTTGGATAGGGTCATTGCGGGGCTGCCTGCGGCTGCTCTTCAGCGGCCTTCTCGGCGCGCAGTGCCACCGTTAGCTGCTTGATGAGTTCCTGCTCCTGCGGGCTGCCTTTGGTGGTCTGCGGCAGCTTCAACAGGATGTTGCGGACAGGCGCGCTTTCATACAGACGGGCAATGCCGCCGATGGTGAGGATGCTGGTGGTGGCTGCTCCTGCACCGCCCAGAACGTCTACCGCGACCGATCCTCCTATGATCGGTTGGTTTTGAAGGCCACTTTCCGGCAAGACACCAGCGCGTCCGGCGCGCTCAGTCATCTTTAGCGTGCGGATCAGCCCCTCGACGGCCTTCAGATCCTGCCCAGAGAAAAACACGCCGATAGGAGATCCAAGGCGGATCAACTGACGCTTGAACTGATCGGGGCTTAGTTCATCAAACTTACCGCCGACTCTGTTGAATGCCTCCTGCAAAACAGCAGTGCGGGCGTTACTCTTGCCTTCGGAAGACAGGCCACGATAAAGCGCTTTTGCGTCGCTAGGATTGACAGAAAACAGCATTGAACGAACAGTTTCTGGCGTAACATCGCCTTTGGCCAGAGTGTTCTTCAAGACGCCAAGTTCGAGATCATCAGCCATGCTGGAAAGCTGTTTGTTGGCGATGTTCCACTTGTCGAAATCGCGGCGCTGGCCGTTGGCCTTGATATAGTCCCCCATCTCCTCACGCAGCGGCGCATAGATGCTGCTTAGAACCTTCTCGCCTTGGCTGCGAACAGAAGCCAAGCTCTGATCCTTAAATGCTTCACCAATTTGCTTTCGCAGTTCCTCGACAACGTCCAAAGGTTGCCCTTGCTGAACGACCTGCTTCTGGCCGTTTGGGAGCGTAACCTCGCGGGTGCCAGTGAGATCGTCCCGCCACGTCATCAGCCGATCAATGACAGGCTTAAATTGTGTCGGGCTAATCTTGTTCAGGCGCGCGATTTCTTCGTCAATCTTCGCAACGGTTTTGGTGACGGGAACAGCCACATTCGGCTGCGCCAAGCGCTCAATCACCTCGGTCTTCATGCCGGTGTATTTGGTCAGGTTATCGCCGCGACGGCCAAGAAGATCTTTCGTCACTTTTGAAATAGCAGTGTTGTCTGCTGTCAAAGTTTCAGTGACGCCATAATTGCGCAAAAGATCGACGGCTGCGTCAGTGCGCGCTTCTTGTTGTGCCGCACGCACGCCACCCGTGCCAGCGTAGGGGATCATCTCACCGCTGCGTTGCAGCCATTTTCCGGCGAATGTCGTCGGCTTGACCACATCGGTGGTCATCACACGAACGCCGGCATCTTCAGCCTCACGCACAGCGGCAGGCAATGCAGCCGATGGCGCTTCCATTCTCACGCCAGCGGCACGCCCGCCAGCGACACCGCCTGCCAGACCAGCCGCAAGCTGCGCGCCTGGGCCGCCGCCTGCTTCTGCAACAACCTGCGCCGCGCCGCCGCCACCACCGCCAGCAGCAGCCTGCGCTCCGGGTTGGGCCGCAAGCTGGCCAGCGATACGTTGCGCTCCAGTGGTCAAAACACGTTCAGCGCCGCGCGCGATAGCAGCCTGACCGCCAGCACCAACGGCACCCTCGCTGATGGCGCCAATCACGCGCTCGGTGGCCGTCTCTGGCTCAGGCACGCCGAGATCGGTCAGCGCACGCTTGACCTGTTCTCGCAACGGCTGGGTCTCGGTTCCGAACAGGTAATTCTGCACCGCAGCAATCGGGTCATAGGCAAGGCCGACGATGCCAGCGGCGCCTTGAGCCGCAGCGCGCCCAGTCAGCCCGAGTTGGCGCTCCAGATCGGCGGTCTTGCCTTGGGGTTCTTGCTCCCTGGATTGAGCCGTTGCCTCGGCAATTGCAGCAGCAAGCGCGATTGGGTCTAGATCTGCCATTACTGCCCCGTCTGCTTCTGATAGATTTCCCAAGCCATTTCTTGAACCCCAGGTGCTAGCGCAACGACAGCCGGGTTTGACATAAACGTGGCCTTGGCTTCGTCACCAGCGGCGGTTGATGTAGCTTCAATTTCCGCTGCTGCCTCTTCTTCGGCTTCACTTGGCGCGCCGAAGATCTGGTTAGCGTCTAGACCATACTGCTTGATGACAGGCATCAGGGAAGCACGCGCCCTCTCTTCAGATTTCGCTGCGGCGGCAAACAGGTCTTCCGCTTGGCTCTTAAAAGACGCGCGCTGCTCGGCAGTCAGTCGCTCACCAGCGACCGCTTGGTTGTAAATGTTTCTGATGGCTGTCGGGATGCCACCAGAGTTTTGAGCGGTTGAGAATTCACCCTCACGGACTGTCGAACCGGGGTCAAGCATCTTCATATAGTTGAAGATCAGCGCAATGTCGCCAGGGCCTGTGTCCTGAGACGCTGCCACGCGGTCAAACGCCTGCGCTACCGTTCTGTAGTCCTTGGTTAGGTCGGTGTATTCTTTGCGGATCTGCTTCTCGCGCTCGAAAACCTCTTTATTGTCACCACCCTGCCCTACCCCCAACGCCTTATCAATCCCAGCAACATATTCCGTGCCTTTGAGTTCCATCATGGTAAAGGCGCTTGTCGCGGCGATAGCATTCAGCCCCATTTCTGGGTTTGTGTTCAGTTGCTCAAGCGCAGATCCGTAGGTGGCAGCCATGCCCTCATCGCCAGAGTTCTTTGCTGCTTCAAGTTGCACGGTCAACTGATTGCGCACAGCATCAATGTTCCCCATCCGCGCGGCGGCATACAGATCTTGGGAAGTTCTGAGCATGGTTTCTAGCTTCGGGGCTTCAAGCATTGTCTTGAGCGACGACAGATCCTGACGGATTCCAGGGTTAGCAAGAAATGCCCGCGTGAAATCTTCAGTCGTTGCGTTGGGACCAAGTTCCGCAAGGCGCATCAACTCGGCTTGTCCTGCCTCTGCCGCCGCACGCTGGCGCTCTGCCTCGGCACGGCGCATCTCAAATTCAGAAGCCGCGCGGGCTTCAGCAGCGGCACGCATGTCCATCACCTGGCGCTGCTCGATATCAGCCCGTCCGAGGCCATAACCGCGCATTGCCTCTTCAATGGGGTTCTTCACGTCAAGCATGTAGTTGATCGGTTCCATTAGAACGCTCCCCCACCGTAGAACATGCCCTGCCCGAAGGTCAGCGGCGCGCTAGCACCTTGTGGCGTATAGCCTTGATATGCCATGCCCCGACCGATAGCCATGCCAGCGTTGCCGATGAGATTGCCAAACGCTTGCCCCTGTGCCAGCGCACTGCCTGCACGCGCGGCGCCCTGTTGCTGCATCAGGTTTGAGATGTTCTGACCAGTCTGCATGCCAGCCGTGCCAACTCCAGCCGCCGCATTCTGTCCAGCAGATGCTAGGCCGCCAAGTCGGCTATATTGCTGCTCAATCAAACCAGACAGGATCTGAGGGCGGAACTGGGCCAAAGCGCCCTGCACGTTGCCACCACGCAGGCCACCCGTGGCAGCCGCATTCTGCAAGATCGCATTCTCGCCCTGCTGGGCAAGCGCGGCAAACTCCGGGCCTTGCTCAATGGCTTGCAGGGCCGCACGTTGCGCATCAGCCCCGCCAACACCAACCAACGCCATCTGCTGGTTAAATGCCGAAGTGCCACCCGTAACAAACGGCGCAAGAAGTTTCTGCACCGCATCGAACTGGCGGCGCTGTTCGTCAATGCCTGCCTGCGCAGATGCGGTTTGTGCGGCAGCGCCTTTGCGTGCTGCGCTTGATTGAACAACTGCGCTGCCGACACTGCTGCCGATCAATCCAACTATAGGATTAGGCATGTTCAAACTCCCCAAGATAACCTGCCAACGTCTCGCCATAGAGCGACATGACCGAAGGCGCAGCTAGGAGCGCCCTCTCGTAGCCGTGACAGATTTGAATGACCAGCAGCACCAGATCGTAATAGCCAGCGCGCCACATGTAGCTCTTCGCGTCCGCGTTGCCCGCACGCTCCACCATGTCGGAAGCCTGCCATTTCAGAAGCTGAACGGCAACGACCGGGAGCAATGCGCCCGCATTCGCGGCAAAGAACGGATTGGCAGGCATCGCCACCAAAAGCTGATTGAATGCCCGATCCTGTGCAGACCGTGAAACGGTGTCGCCATCGGCTACATCATCCAGAAACTGGATCGCATCCCACATGCCGATTAGCCAAGCAACCGCCGCATCGGGCAGGTCGAAGGCAGATTTCAGGTTCATCTCGAGGATTTCACGCATTCGCTCGCCTATCGCGGGATGCGCCTGCTGGTGGGCCAAAGTCTCAGCGTCCGCATTATCGCAGAAATCGGTTTTTCGGGCAAGGCTCGTCATTGCAGGCGGAACCTTTCAAGAATGGCATAGGGATTGTACAGGGAAAGCGGATCGACGCGCTCACCGTAAAGATCCGCCACACGGTTTGACGGCTGATAACCGCGCGCGAAATCGCTTTCCTCTGCACCACCAGGCATCGGGCGGAAACGAGACTGCGTGGGCGTCGAGCCTGCGCCAGAATAGTCGCCCATGATCTTGGCGACATAGTTCTGCGTCTCGGCAAACGGAGGCACGCCGCCGTATTTGCGCACGTTGCCCGGACCCGCATTGTACGCGGCCAAGGCCAGCACAGGGTCGCCGAACTCGTCAAGCTGCTGGCGAAGATACCGCGCACCGCCGCGCAGGTTCTGGATCGGATCTGTCGGATCGACGCCCAATTCAGCCGCAGTGCCTGGCATCAACTGAGCCAGGCCAGTGGCACCCTTTGATGACACGGCATCGGGATTGAACGAACTCTCTGCACCGATAAGGCGCAGGAACAGGTCCGGGTCAACGCCCTCTTCGATGGCGATCATGCGGGCGGTTTCGCGGTAGTCCATCAATCGTCTCCTTCATGCGCCTGGCATGCGCGCAGGGCGGAACAGACGAAATCGAACTTCTTGCAATAGCCGCGACCGCCGCCAGAGGCGTCATAGTCCGTCACCGGGATGCTTTCCATCATGGCCTGCATCATCGGGTCAACGCAGAAGTATTCGCAGTTCAGGCACATGCGACGGCGGGCTTCCTTCTCGTTCATGTCCCAGGCTTTGGCCAGCCCAGCCCAGAACGGCTTGTTTGCCTTCGGGTCAAGCGACGGATTGGCCGGGCCAAACTGCCAGCTATCAATCGCCACCTGCTTGTTCTTCTTGTTTTCGGCTGCGCTGGAGATCTTCATCTTCGGCAGACCAAACTCCATCATCATCTCGTCCATTATGCGATCTCCCGACCTGAGCAGCGAATTGTGAGCGACGTGGCCGCGCTGGCCAACGTCGAGATAAAGTCACCCGCCTCTAGCACATGGCCGATCAGTTCCGGGCAAGTGTAGGTCTCATCAGGCGCGACAGTGCGGGTGTCGATGATAAGGTTGTCGGCCCCGGCTGACGTGGTGACGCGCACAAGGTTGACCGAGATCGCCACGTTGCCGGCGCTGGTGTTCGTCACCGTGAACTTGTCGATGATCGCCTTGACCGCCGTCGCGGTGTATTGCGCCGTCTGCGTGCTTTCCGCCTGCTTCGGCGGGATCAGAACCTTTGGTGTGACTGCCATGCTGGCCTCCTTATTGCTGAACCTGCGTCACCGCGATCAATGCGGCAGGCGCAGCAGGGTAATCATTCGGCGCCGTACCACCAGCCGCGACAGTGGCCAGAGACACGTTGGTATCATCTGCCTGCCACCACAACTCGATATATTCACCAGCGGCAAGGCTGAAGAAGTCTGCCATCGACAGGGGGGAATAGCCGTTGTTGATGTCCAGCGTGATGATGCGCGTCGAGTTCGGGACGTTTGTCCCGTTCTTCTTATACCAGAAGCGAACCGTCTTGGCGCTACTGCTTCCGCTGGAAAGCTGCAATGTCAGGTCGAACTGATACAGGCCAGAGTCCACCACGGTAAGCTGCGTTCCAGATACGATACTGATACCGTTGGCGATCTCGACGTTGTCCCATGTCACCGCATAGGACGTGTTGATCGCAGCAGGCGAAACCGTCCCGGTCTTGCTGAACTCGCCATAATATTGCTGCTGCTCTATGGTCGGGCGCACGAATATTTCGCCGTTGACTGCATCGGCTGCGAGAACAGCCGCCACCGGGATCACATTGTCGGGCGCTGTCGGCTTAGTCGCAGTCAAAGCCCCTGCCACCGTGGGGCTGGCATAGAGAATATCGCCGACCGAGAACGCGCTGGTGTCGATCCCGCGCACATGGCCCCAGGTGGTGCAATAGCCGACCTCTCCGCTGTCTGGCAGATCATGCGTCAACACGCCCAGAATATAGAGTGACGACAGGGTTCCATCGGCCAGATATGGCGTGACCGAAAGCACGTTGTTTGCACCAACGCCGGCAAACCCAACCACGGTGCCGTTGGGGATCATCACGCCAGTCATATTCTCAACGCGGGCGTAATACTCTAGGCCAATCTGTTGGATCACGCCGTATTCCATGCCGAGATCGGCAGTCTGATTGGCATCGTTCCATGACAACCGACCAATCCGGTTTACATGCGGCGCTGCAAGATTCAGATCCAGATAATCAGTGCGCAGTGAATTGTGCGCGTCAGACAGCGGACCCTTGGCCATAAGATCGGCCAGACTTTCGGCAGACGTTGCGCTGGCAAGAGCGACCTCGGCCTTATTGTCAGCCGCCCCCGTGGCATAACTGTTGTCAAGGATCAACTGCGTCAGCGTGGCAATCTCAGATGGCGTCAGCGTGCCGGCGACTTGGAAAAGCCGCTCCAGCGCCTTGATGGCTTCAGGATCGTTGCCGACGAAGCGGGCGATCTGGTTGCGTGTCAGGGTGATCGGATCAGCCATCAGAACGCCAGCGGTTCAACCCGCGCCTCCAGCCGTGCCACGGCAAGCTGCGCCTCGCTGGTGCCACGGAACTTCTGCAAGCGCCAATTGCGCATGCTGCCCTGCTGAAGCCACACCACCCGCTTATTGTATTCACCCAGCTTGCCCACGCGCGCAGGCTTTTCAACGCTATAGGTCAGTCCGTCCAGAGAGTAGCTGGTCCACACGGTAGGATCTGCGCCAGGCTGCACGCGGCCCGTCAGCGAGACAAGTTCCATCTCATGGAAGATCGCCCCGCGTCCCTCGTTGTAAACGATCAGCGTGCCAAACTCCCAGCCGATTGTCTCGCCCCAGTGGCTGGCGATGTTCTTGTCCAGATAGCCCACGTCAGTGTCGCCAGGCTTGCACACGTTCCAGCGATCATAGGCAAACACGGCATCGCAGACAGCCCATTTGCCCAGCCCGGTCAGCGACGTGCGCAGGATAAACCACACCTGCTGCCCAGCAGCCTGCGAGCCAGCCGCATCAAAGACGATGGTTTGATCAGGCAGGTGGATGTCAAGGAACTGGTGCGCGCCCTCGGTGCGCTCTTGCATGAAAGAGGTGGAAAGCTGCGCCTCGGTGTATCCGGCAAGGATCTCCTCGATCTCGCGCGTGGCGATCTTTTGCACCGTGCCGTTAGCACCGACATAGACCGAAATGTTTTCGTTCATCCCGCTGCCCATGAAGGCGATGTTTTCGCCAAACACGCAGCAGGTATGAGTGCCAAGCGTACCCTTCTGCATCTGCGCGCCAGGGATGCGCTGGAACGGAAAACCCGCCGTGCCGGTATTATCAAACACCTCAATAGTATGGCGGTTTAGCGCATAGATTTCGTTGCGCAGCTTCAACAGTCCCTTCACCGGGTCAGGGTCAGCCTCCGAAGATCCATACTTCAGAGGATCAACGGCGAAGGGATTGTTCAATTCTGTGATGACGAGAAACTCGCCGTCGGTCGTCATAAAGTAACCATCGACCCAAACCACGGTCAGCGCCGTGCCGAGATCAGGATCAGTGACCTGCGCCAGAGTTGTCCCGTCATAAAGATAGAGACGCCCGCCAGAGGTCACGGCCAGATAATCAAAGCTGTAGGTGAACGTCACGCGATTACCGCTGCCAACGTCACCGATGACCGTGACGGTGCCATCTTGCGCGACTGTCACCAAACTGGTTCCCATGACGCGGTAAAGCGTCCCGCCCCAGTTGATGCCGCCCCGGTTTGATCCGGGGCCATCACCAGTCTTCACAATGCCATCGCCGGGGCGCAGATAGCCCTCCGAGATGCCCGTGGCTTTCGGCACAGGCACAAGGTTGACAGGATAACTCGACCGAAAGTCTGGCGAGCCATCCGTGTAGATCCCGTTGATGATGCCGATCTGCATTAGCCGATCCGATACCAAGCATTGGTGGCAGCATCAAACCGCATGGTGAAGAAGGCGTTGGCAGCGGCCAAGGTGGTCGGAGCGCCGGTGACTGTCCGACCTGCGCCAGAGACGGTCAGCGAAGAAACGATCTGCGTGCAGTTGACGCTCACCTCCTGCTTGTCGGTCGGCGCCGAGGGCAGCACGATGGTGCCAGCCGCGAAGGTGGCCGTCGGCGTCAGCAACAGCCAAGTGTCGCCGGCGGCTACAGTCACCGAAAAGCCCGTGGCGCTGGGTGCCGCGTATTGCGTCGTCAGCGAACCCGGCAGCGTCAGGTTGTCCTGCATGAAGGTCAGCAGCAGGTTGATCGAGGCTTTGCGCGTGTCGCCGTTATTCGTGGCCCAGACGGCGAGCAGATCGCCAAGCTGGATCGTGTCAAGCGAAGAAAGCTGATTGATGTTGGTCATTGCATCATTCCCATGTCAAGGCGCTGTCCGGGCCAACCGTCAGCGGGTCAATTGGATGACGCAGGAATGCGTCGTTGTAGTAGCGCCAGCCCTTGTTGCCTTGGCCGCTCGGGATCGTCATATCGCCAAGCTGCATCTCAACCGGGAAGGTAGATCTGGACAACAGCGCCTTGTACGACATCTGCGCGTTGGCCTTCGTGTCTGGCGAAACTGTCTTACCATACCCCGGAGCGATGCGAACTGCCAGATTGAGGTGCATGGCTTCAAGCGCGTCATCAGGCACGCCGATCACCTGATCCAGATCGCTGGCAGCCGTGGACGACGGCAGCGGATAGCGCAGGCGGATGCCCTTGCCGTTCCATGTTGCCATCATCGCATCGAGGCGCTGCAAGGCACCTTCCAACTGCTGCGGGGCAAGGTCAAAGACATAGCCAGCGAGGCCGATCTCTTCGAATGCCCGATTCACGATGTCGCGCTTGGTGTATGCCATCACAGGGCCTCAGATTTGCGCGGACGGCCACGCTTCGGCTTGTCCTCGGCTTCGGGTGCAGGATCTTGCGAAACACCGCTGGCGGCTGCGATAGCCTCGCGCACGGTGAAGTGCCAGCCAGCCTTGATGGTGGCTTCAACCTCGTCATCTTCCACGATGCACAGATCAAACGTCTCGGTCGCGCTGCGTTTGAAGGCACCCGGAGACTTGTAGAGCATGGTCGTCATTTAGCTTTTCCCTTTGGCGCCTTCGATGGCTTGCCAGCCTTCATGGCGGCGGTGCGTGCGGTGTTCAATGCAATGGCGATGGCCTGCTTGCGCGGGCGGCCCGACTTCTCTTCCATCTTGATATTCTCACCGATGGACTTGCGGCTGTAACCTTTTTTCAGCGGCATGGCATTAGACCCCTTGGATGGTTGAAGGGGGCGAGTTTCCCCGCCCCCAAAGATCACAATCAGGGAACCTGATTGAAGAGCAAGATACCCGACATCTCGGGCTGCTTGTTCACAACGCCGAAGAAGGTATCCATACGATACTTCGTGACGGCGGTGTTGATGTCGTAGAACTTCTGCATCACCAGTTCGATGCCCTGATCGGTGGTGCCACGCATCACGTCAACGCCAGCGTTGGTCGGGATTGCGTAACGACCCGGCAGGATTTCCAGAGCGTCTTTCTGCCAGAAGCAGTTGATGTCAGCGGCATCGACGTTCAGGATCGTGACGGTCGAACCGTTGGCCGGGGTGGCCGTGACGTTCTTGTACTGCAGTTCTGCATCGGTGCCGCCCTGAGCCGAGATGATCGGCGGAGAGATGACAACGGTGTTGTTACCAGCAGTGCCGCCGCCCGAGGTGATCGAGATGATGCGGAACGTCTTGGCCTGGCCAGTGTCGCCCTTGGTGATGTGATGCACCGCGTTGACGCTTGCCAAACGGAAGCAGTCACCAACGCGCACGACAGCACCAGCAGCCAACGTGATGTTGAGCGACTGATAGCGGTTGTCCACGTTGGCGGTTTCACCCGTGCCTGCGGTCGAGGTCGCACGCGGGGTGTAGTACTGGTTCGCGCCGTTGATGGTGATGTCACCGACCGGGGTGGTGTTCCCCAGGATGCGGTTGGCATAGTCCATCTTGTAGGTCTGGAAGCCAGCGACTTCACCGACGAACGAACGCTCATAGGCGGTGGTCGGCTTGCCCGTCATGGTCTGACGGCCAGCGAGATCCGACGCCATGCCGTTATACGAACGCGAAGACAGCGCCAGATAACGGTCGAACATCTGCACGCCCTGCTCGTTGAACACAGCGTCGCATTCAGCCACGTCAGCGTAACCGCCAGCGGAACTGGAGCGGGTCACGACCATCGTGGACTGGGCAGCAGCCACGTTCATGATGGCGACGTTGATGTCCGAAGCAAGTTTCTGCTTTGCGGAATCGCCAAGGCGGCCTTCTTGCAGTTGGTCGCGCAGTTCTTTCGCGTCCAGAGCAAACGGCACGGTCTTGTTGAAGCCGAGAGTTGCCGGGACAGCAAGCTGCGTGAAGTCAACGAACTGCGACGAGATGTCGGTGCGCGGCGCGCCGTTGATCGAGGTCGCAATGTAGGGCTGCGGACGCCAGATCACGTCATTGGTGCGTTCCATCATCGAGCCGTCGGTGTTGTAAACCGACACGTTGCGCGACATTACCAGCGCATCGTTGAAGCCTTCGAGGATGTTCTCAAAGGCAACTCGTTCTTCTTTTGAAAAAGCGTTAGCCATTTCCGTGGTCCTTCATGTGGGGTTTAACCCTTGGCCTTCTGCTTCTTATACTGGAAAACCTTGGAATAGTCGCCAGTCTTTTCTGCTTCAGACCGCAGGCGGTCGAGGGTGCTGTCAACCGCGCCAGACGGGCGGGCGGTGCCGCTGATCTTGCGCTCGGGTGACGATTGAGCCTTACGGTTCGAGATCTTCAACTGCGTCTCCAATTTCGCAACCGCGAAGGCGAACTTCACGGGATCGGTGATGGAAGCGATTTCCTTCGCCTTCTTCGGGTTCTTGCCCAGAGCATAAACGACAAGAGCCGGGTTTTCGGCACCTTGCACAATCATCCCCTGCTGCATGACGCTGAGAGTGTCTTGAACGACATCCTCCGCAAACTCAAAGTCGCGCACCTTCAGACTGGCCTTCGCCCCCTGATAGCTTTCTAGCTTGCGCTCCCACTCCTTCTGAACAGCTTGGTGTTCAGACTTCATGGCAGCCTCACGCTCGTCGTGCTGGCGCTTCTTGTCGTACCATGCGGTCAGTTCCCGCTCGTATCGGTCGGTGTCGTAATCGGCTTTCTCAAGCGTTGGCTTCGGTCCAAGGGGCGCGACCCCAGGTGTGTTCCGCTGTTCGACCTGCGCTAGACGCTGTTCAAGCTCCTTGGCACGACGCTTTTCCTCACGATACTGCTTGCGAAGGTCACGAACCCAATCGGGCGCGCGGGCCTCCTCATCTTCTTCCGGGGCTGGCGCTTCCCCGTTGATCGAAATGACGACCTCTCCATCTTCGGCATCATCGCCTTCGCCTTCAGCCTCGTCTGCCATCTCGGCATCTTCAGCCTCTAGTTCAGTTTCTTCAGCCTCGACTTCAAAGTCCTCTTCGATCTGTTCTGCCAATTCAGTCATGCGATCCTCGCGATTTTCTCACCCATTACATTGTGCGGCTGGGCGGTTGCCGCATTCCTGTGGCGACGGTCTCTTGCAGAGCCTTCGCCGTGTTCACCACGTTGGTGCGCTCTTTCTGCTGAATTCCAGCAAGCACCTCAACGGTCTTGGCGCGGGTCTCTTCCGCACGCGCCAAGGTGTATTCTGTGTTGGCCTGAGCCTGGCCAGCCTTGGCCTGCGCTTCCATCGCGGCGGCCTGAAGGTAGAGCGCCTGAGGATCGGGCTGCTGCGCGGCCTGCATTTCGGCCAACAGCTTTTCGCCTTCCTGCTCGGTCGGCTGGATGACGCCCATCTTGATTAGCTTGTCGCGGAAGTAAGCGCGAACCTCGCCAATGCCCTCGCCGTCCATGTTCATCATGGCCATCGAGGTCAGCACCTGCTGCGTCTCGGGATCTGGCGCGATCTGGATCATGCCCAACAGCGCGCGGACGGTGGCGCTGCGCTTGGTAGCCGAGGCCGGGCCGACATCAACAGCCACGTCAAACTTAGCGGTGGACAGGTCGTTTTCGTATTCGACTTCGCCGGTCTTGGGGTTGAGCATCGGCTTGCCCATCTCGACGCTGGACAACTCACCGCCGAGGCCAACCGACTTCATCTTGCGGCCAGGCTCGACCATGATGTCACGAGCCATCGACAGCCAGACCTCGCCGCAACGCTTCACAGCCTTAGCCATGTTGCTCATGTAGATGTAGGTCTGCATGTCCAGACGCTGCTGGATCAGTTCAACGGCCTTGCCGCTGACGTTGGAGACGACCTCCTCGGCAGCGTCAGGCTTGCCCAGCAGGTCGCTCATGTCCTGTTCCGTGATCTGCAACAGGCCAGCCAGCGCAGGTGGGATCTGCGGTGGCTTGGTGTAGCCGACCGGGCCTGCAAGGGTCTCACCGCCGTTGGCGTCGGTCACGGTGTTCAGAAGCAGATAGGGATAGTTTCTGAGGTTGTCCTCGGACCACATCATTTCGTGGCCGGCCACCTGCTCGGGCGTGAAGATCGGCTTTTCAACAGTCGAAAGCGCGGAGATCTCGCCCAGCTTGGAAAGCTGCATGTTCTTCAGCCGCTGGGCGTCCTTAGCCAAACGCACATGACCCATGCACCGCTCGACGTTGTCCACGAACCAGCGCTTGCCATAGACGGGGATGATCGGGATCTGGTCGCCGGCAATGTAGCCGCTATCTTCCAGAACCTTGCTGCCGCTCATAATGTACTTGCGCACCTTGCGGCGCTTCACGCGGCGCTGGCGAACCTCTTTGGTGCCGACAGCCTCAAGCATCATCTCCAGTTCGGGATCTTGCTCAAAGTCTTTTTCCGAATACTTTTCTTCCTGCCCGTCAAGGGTCTGGAAGATGCGGATCAGTTCCGACGCTTCTTCGACGCGGTAGACCTCGGCCACATAGACGACATCCGGCGTGGCCCAGTCGAATGCCACCTGCTCAATGCCCTTGGGCCAGGTGGTCGGGTCGTCTTCCCAGACTTCGCGGTAGGCATCTGGCGTCATCGCCGTCAGCACATAGCACATGCGCGCGTCAGACTTGTCCTGACGCTTGGCATCCAGATCGAAGAACACGGTGGTGTCAGCGTCATAGATCGGCTCGATCCGAATGCGCTGCTTTTCGTTTTCTTCGTCGTATTCGTCTTCGTAGACAGCACGCAGGCGGAACGCGCCGAAGCCACCGCCGACAGCCTCCTCGAATGCGTTGTCGTAGGCCTCATTGGCGCCGCTGTCCTGTTCATCAGATCGGAACAGGCCATCGCACACGTCGGCCATTTTGTCGTCGTCGGTGCCGTCCTTGCTCACGAAGTCAACCGTGATGCGGTTGTTGCGGTATTCGTTGATGATCCGCATGACGGCCAGGTGAACCTTGTTCACCTCAAACTTCGGCTTGTTTAGATATTGCTCATAGAGGTTGCCCTCCCACTGCGCGCCCGAGATGGAGTAAAAGCGGCGGTCCTCCAGGCACTGCAAACGCTCATCGCGCATGGTGGCCTGGATGGTGTCGAACTCCGACATCGCTTCGGCATGAACATTTGCAAGCCGCTGGTCTTTGGTCATGCGGGCCAAGTTGCGCGCCTTTCGCTGGATATTTGGGCCGAAGTATACGGCAGGTCGATCTGAATATCAATCACCGCGCCATCGGCATGCTGACGGGGATCGGGCGGGCCTTCGGCTTCTCTTGCTTTGCCATGCGACGTGCGCCCTCGCAGGCATAGCGCAGCGCGTCGATGACGTGGTTTTCCTTGTCCTCCAGCACAGGCAAGATGCTGCCCGTGTCCCGGTCGGTCTTGTAGCTGTAGAGCGTCAACTCATCGATGGTGTGCTTGCAGCGGGGATGCACCACGATGTCAAAAGACTTCAGCCATTCGACGCCCTCTTCGACCGACTTCGGCCCCTTGACCGCCGGCATGATCTTCGGGAAGCCGTTTTTGCGCATGTGGCTGATCGTCTCGGGCCGTGCGCTGTCGGCCACCATCGGCCAGCGTTCAGCCTCGGGGATCGACATGAACAGCGCAGGCGTGTCAACGATCTCGCAGCCCACCTGATAGGCCTCGTGGTCAATATATAGCTTCCGTCCTATAATGTGGCAGCGAATGCCAACGGTCGGGTCAGTGGCAAAGCCCCAGTCAGCGCCCAAGCGATGAACGGCATCAGGCGGTGCCTCGAAGTCTTCAATGGTCCAGTTCTTAAACACGCGGGTTTCGCTGTTGCGGACATACTCGCCCTTCCAGACGTGCAGGTATTTGTCCGGGTCTCGTCGCTTGTCGTATTCCATTTCGTCTTTGAGAACGTCGGGGAACCACGGGTTGTCGCTGTAGTTCACCTCGACGATCACGCTGTCGGGCGGCGGCGTTGGCCCACGCAGCAGGCCCTCGATGGGGTCTGTGTCGAACCGTGGGTTCCAACTGAACAGCAGTTGCGATCCGGGCTTACGGATTGTCGGGCGCAGCAGATCCAGCGAGAACTGGCTGATCGACTGGGCCTCCTCGACCCAGGCAATGTCAAAGCCTTCAAGCGACTTCACGCTGTCGGCTGTGTGGTTCTGCATGCCCTGGAAAATGATGACGCCGCCGTGCGGGCATTTGATCTCGGCCTGCTGCACCTGAAACAGATGACCGACGCCAAGCTCCTCGATCTTGTTCTCGATCAGCTTCTTGACCGACTGCTTCAGCGACTTCTGCACCTCGCGCACGCAGACCACATCGGTCTTGCGCATCACACACCGCTCGACGATCCATTCGGCGAAGAAGGTTGACTTGCCAGATCCACGCCCGCCGAACGCCCCGATGTAGCGGGCGCTCTCGCGTTGCAGGATCGGCAGCGCCCAGCGAGGCGTGTTGATGGTGAGGTTCATGCCTTCGGATCGATGATGGTTCGCTTGATTTCGACCGGGATGGCGCCGCCGTCTGGGCCGGAGTGTTCAACCTGGTGCTGCTCTTTCCAGCGCGCCCGCGTTTTCATCCAGAAGATCATGGCGGTGGTGTCGCCGCCCTTGGCCTTGTTGAACAGCGCACCGCCGATGGCAGCGTTGGCCTTTGCCATCGCGAGGTCAAGCTCCTCGCGGTAGTGCTTGGCGAGTGTCTTGTCATCGATGCCGATGATGCGGGCGATTTCCTTTTGCGGCGTGCCGATGGTGGCATGCAACTGGACAAGCTGGCGCTGCTCCGGCGTTGGCTTGTGCGTGCGATCTGGGGGCGGTGGTGCTGGCATTATGCGGCCTCTTTCTGCTTCGACCAGTGCAGCTTCATTGAGACGCGCTTGATCGTGCGCTTGACGCTGCCATCGCTCAAAGCGCCTGAGATCAGGATTGCGTCAAGGATGCGCTCCAATTCGTCGGCCTCCTCGTCTTGCAAAGTGATCGTTCTCATGCGCGGCCACCTGCGACGGCTTCAAAGGTTTCTCCCGTCGCTTCCAGCGTTGCCTGCTGTCCCGTGAATTCCTGCCAGCGCTTGACGATCACGTCGCAATATTTCGGGTCGAGTTCCATAAGGCGGGCGTTGCGGCCGTGCTTTTCGCAGGCAATCGCTGTGGTTCCAGATCCGGCGAAGCTGTCCAGCACAAGGTCGCTGCCCTTGGTGTTGTTAAGCATCTGATACTCAAACAGTTCGACCGGCTTCATCGTCGGATGCTCGCCGTTGCGGCTGGGCTTGTCGAATTGAAGAATGGTTGTCTGCTTGCGATCCGCTGCCCAAAGATGGGCTGCGCCGTCCTTCCATCCGTAAAGGCAAGGCTCGTGTATCCAATGGTAATCTTGGCGGCCCATGACGAGGCTCGACTTCTTCCAGATAAGGCACTGGCGAACCGTCCATCCAGCGTCCTTTGCGGCGCCTCTGAAATTATAGCCCTCCGAGTCTGCGTGCCAGATATAGAACACCGCGCCCGCCTTCATCACGGCATCGGCTGCAACATAAGCATCGCGCAGGAACTGGCGGAATTGATCGTCTGCCATGCTGTCGTTTTTGATCGTCAGCTTTTCCTTAGTGCCGCCCTCATATGCCACATTGTAGGGCGGGTCTGTCAGCCACATATCCACAAGCGGGCCGTCGCACAGCCTCTGAAGGTGATCAATGCTCGTGCTATCGCCGCACATCAGCCTATGTCGCCCCAATATCCACACATCGCCCTCGACGGTCACGGGAACGGCCGGCACCTCTGGCACCGCGTCCTCGTCGGTCAGACCTTCTGTCGGCTCGGCCAGGAAGTTGGCAATCTCGCCCGTCTCAAAGCCTGTGAGCGACAGATCGAAGCCTTGGCTGTCCAGATCCTGCAATTCGACTTTGAGCAGATCGTTGTCCCAGCCTGCGTCCAGCGCAAGGCGGTTGTCCGCGATGACATAGGCGCGGCGCTGGGCTTCGGTGAGGTGCGATGCCTCGATGACTGGCAGGTCGGCCAGGCCCAGCTTTTGGGCTGCCATGACGCGCCCGTGGCCTGCGATGATGCCGTTCTCGCCGTCAACGATGATCGGGTTCAGGAACCCGAATTCGCGGATGCTGGCGGCGATCTTGTCAACCTGCTGCGGAGAGTGGGTGCGGCTGTTGCGGGCGTATGGCACCAGCGATGCCACCGAAACGGTTTTATATGTCGGAAATGGCCTGCTCATCTGTCGCTTCCCGGTGCAGATTGTCTATCGCGCATTATACGCCTTTGCGGCTCGGATTGAAAGCGCGACGGATCGAGGATGCGCTTTGCTTCCTGGCGCGTGATGCCCAGCTTGCGGGCTGCTTCGCTCACCGATCTATATTTGCCGATGGGGCGGGGCTGTGAGCCGTTAGGATGATGCGGGCTGGTCATCGCTTCACCGCCAAATATGCAAACTGTCCGACGCCCTCGCGCTTGCAGAACAGGAAGCACCGCTTTTCGGTTTCGGCGCGTGCGGCGGCGTGGCGATGAAGCCCACCGCAATGCTGGCCTTGATGGTAGACAATGCGGTCGCCCTTTTCAGCCGCGCCAAGGGCCACCTCAAAAGCGTCTGGGCGCGTTTCGCCGGTGATGTAGATGGTGGCCGGTTGCCGCACGTCTGGCGGCGTGGTATTTCTGGTGTCAGTCATTGGCGATCCTCCCTCGCTGATGCTTGGGCCGGTTGAGGTTTGCAGACCTCCCGGCCCGTTTCTTTTACATCATCAGCCGCGCTGGGTCAAAGGATGGATTATCGGCATTTATTCCCATTTATTCGGACAATGCCTGTCCGAAGAAATAGCAATCACTAACCTCTTGTTTTCTTAGGAGAATAGTAAAGGGGGGGGGATGGGGGGTATATATATACACTTCTTCCCCCACCCCCTCCCATTCCCTCTCCACCCTATCCTTGTCCGTTCTGAACTGCCGGAATAAATGGGATAAATGGCATAAATCAAAAAGACAAAAAAAATCAGGGGCTTAACCCCTGATTAAGCGTTTCGGATAAATGTCCGAATTATTCCCCCGGCACAAACCAAGCCATGCGCGGCCTGCCCTTCTGTCCCTCGTTCACATTTCGACAAGCGATGCCTTTGTCTTGCACCAGCGCGTCAAGAACCTCCTGCCGCTTGCGCGGCTCAAGGTTTGCAAAGGCCCGGACGTTTTCGGAAAGTTCGCTGGCTGTGCAGCCGCGAAGGCCGGCCGCCTCGATCTTGGAATAGACGGCCTTGCACGCGGCCTCAAACGGCCCGTCAGCGAGCGACCTGCGAAGCGCGGCCACCGCCCGTCCAGAATAGAAGGTCGCGTAGTCTATGGCCCACTGAAGGCTTGTGGCGCTGATCTGTTCCTCGCGGCGGGATCTGGCGACGATCAAGGCGATGCGCTGGGCGATTTCCTTTGTGCGGCCAAACATCGCCTCAAGCCCATACCGCTCATGCTCGTCCATCTTGCGAAGCAGATCGATGTCGCAGGCGCGCAGGAGGTCGTGGCACTCGGGCGCGAATGAAATGGTGATTGGCGCGGGTGCGATGTCGAAGGTCTCGCCCGGCCCAAAGTTTCCATCCGATGCGGCGGCGCACTCTTGCGCCCACTCACACAGTTTCTCGCCAGGATCAACGCTGCGGACCATGCGCGAGGGCTGGCGGCCGATGTAGCTTTCCACAATCACGAAGCGGCCCAAGAAGCCGTCTGTGACGTATCGGCTTGAGAGGTTGTCGTAGAGCGTGCTGGGCGTGGTCATGCTCATCAGGGTCAGGCTGGGGCAGCGCACCACCTTATCCAACTCCTTGGCCTGCTTTTCGGTGATGCCCATCTTGGAATAGCCTTGCGGGCGCAGAGTGCTGGTCTGCCGGCCAAACACCTCCATCAGGATGGTCTGGGCGTCTGTCTTGTGGTGGTTTCCTGCGGCTTGGGCTGTTTGTAGGACGCGGCCAAGCTCGTCGATGATGCTCAGATGCGTTGGCTGCGAGACAAGGGCGGAAAAGACGCCGCTGGCGCTGGTGTATCCGCTCGGGCCGATCAGGTGTTCCAGCTTGGCGGCTTCAAGCAGGCGCTCCAGAACCGTCTTGGCATGTTCCTTTCCAGCGGCCGACTTGCCGACGTTGACGAAGTAAAGGCCGGACATATTAGACTGGTCAGTGACCCAGCGGCGGCCCATGACGACAGAGCCAAAGGCCAGAGCCGCTTGAACGGCAAACTGCGGCTGCTCCTTTGGGGCTGTGGTGTTGTAATAATGGACGGCCTCTTGCAGCACGCCGGGAACACCAAGCAGATGCTCAGGGATGTCTGACAGCGGCCCGGATGCTTCTTTTGGCTTGGCCAGGATCTGGGCAGCCACCTTGCGGCCATGCTCGATCTTTTCCGGCTCGTAATCATGCACCGGGTCAGACGAGACGTTGAGAAAATCAGCCGCGTCTTTGACGGCCTTGGTGATGTCCCCGCCATGCTCGTAATAGGACCAAAGTTCAAAGGCGTCGAAGGTGTGGGCGCTGTCGAAAGGATCGGATGCGTGGTGGCTGTAGGCTCGGCCGTCATCAAACAAGACCACCCCGGCAAGACCGCTCTTGCTGTTGGGAGACAGATAGCGGCCGCGCGCGGTGGGGCGGTATCCGTAGCGCACAAGAAGCTCGTGCATGTCGTGGGCATCATTGAAGGCATCAATGACGCTGGTGCGCTCGCTCGGCGCGCGTGGCTTGCGTGGAGGCTGAAACTCTTTGACGGGCGCCCAAGGGCAGATCTGCTGAAGCTGCGGCCTGAAGCGGTCCCACTCGGTCCAGAGGAGGAGAAGCGGCGCTGGGATCTCAGGCAGGCCGTCAAAGACGCTCGGCCCGGCCCAGGTGTATGGGCTTCCCGTGTCGGGATGGATCGACGGCGGCAGAACGTCCTGAACAGCGCCAGCGCGCAATTCAAACACGACCTCGGTTTTGCGGGGATCGCCCTGCACCGGCCAACTGATCTTGTGGGTTTTCAGCCCCTCTGGCGCGCGGAAAAGCACCTTGCCGCGATCAGGACGGCCGACGATCTTTGGCGCTGATGCAATGATTGCATCGTAATCAATGCCGAGAGCCTCAAAGATGAGGCGGGTGTGGGCCACATTGTCTACATCAAGGGCGCAGGTGCCTGACGGCCCGTGCAACAGGCCCATGTTGTGCGATGGGTTGGCGGTGAAATATGCCTCGGCCTTTTCTGGGTCAGAGATGGCGCGCTCCGGCTGCTGCCAGCCAAAGGATGTCGGCCCCTTTGTTCCGGCAGGCATGGCCACCAAGAACCATCCAATGTCTGACGTGTAGCGGCGCGCAAATGATGCTGCGTCACTCATTGCTCTCGCCTTTCAGGTAATCTGACAGCTTGGTCAGCGTTGCCAGCGTCACGTTTTTCCCACCATCGGCGACGTGTTTGACGGTCGGATAGGAAAGCCCGCATCGCTCGGCCACAACAGTTAGTCGCCGGTCCTTAAGCATGTCCTGTATCTTGTGCAGTTCTAGCATTTTTGGCCTCGTTTTTTGAAATCATAAAAAACATCTTGCACATGCTGAAACATTCTGCAAGTGTGCCGGTGTTGGAAGTGAAAAAGAGAGGTTCGAATGACCAACGTGCAAGCACTTGCGCGGGACTGGCTTGAAGCCAAGCGCGCAGAAAACGCGGCCAATGCGGCCCGTATCAAGATCGAGACACAACTGGCCCAAGCGCTGGATGTTCCCGACGAAGGAAGCAAGACCCACAAGATCGACGGCTTCAAGGTTACGCTCACCCAGCCGGTGACGCGCAAGCTGGATGCTGCCGCTTGGGAAAAGGTGAAGCAGCATGTTTCGCCCGATTTGGCTCCGATCAAAGTGAAGCTGGAGCCTGACGCCACCGGCTGCAAATGGTTGGCCGAGCATGATGCGAAAACATGGCGCAAGATCGCGCCGGCATTTGAAACCAAGCCGGGCAAGATCGGCGTTAAAGTGGAGGAGGTGTGAGATGGCAATTGATCTGAAAAGCCTATCAAAGCCCAAGGGCGATAGGCCGGTTATCATGACGATCTTCGGTGAGGCCGGTTTGGGCAAGACCACGCTGGCAGCCTTGATGCCGAAGCCGGTCTTCATCCGCACAGAAGATGGCACGATGAGCCTAATTGGCAATGACGATGTGGCGCTCTTTGATGTGGCCACTAGCACCAAAGAAGTGCTGGACCAGATCGAGGCGCTGGCCACGCAAGAGCATGGTTACAAGACCGTGGTGCTGGATAGCATCACGCAGCTTGCCACCATGATTGAGGCCGAGATTGTCGCGGCCGATGCAAAGGCCAAGAGCATCAATCAAGCCGGTGGTGGTTATGGGGCTGGATATGCTGCTGCCGCAGAAAAGCATCGTCAGGTGCGCGAGTGGATCGGCGCCCTGGCCTATGAGAAGGGCATGAACGTGGTGTTCATCGGCCACGCAGACACCGAGACGCTCGACCTGCCAGACCTTGATGCCTATGCCCGGTATACGGTGCGGATGCACAAGAAGTCTTTGCCGCATTATACCGACAACGTGGATCTGGTGGGCTTCATACGCCTAAAAACCTTCACGCGCGGCGATGGCGACAAAAAGCGCGCGATCAGCACCGGCGAGCGGGAAATCATCTGCCACCCGGTGGCATCAAACGTCTCAAAGAACCGCTTTGGCATCACAGCCGCATTGCCGTTCAGTTTTGAGACTGGCAACCCTTTCGAAAAATTTGCAGCGAAGTGAGGAGAAAACACCATGCAATTCAACGGATTTGACGCGAACCAAGTTGACCCGAATGTGGTCTATGAACCTCTGCCCGCCGGATGGTATAAGGCGGTCATCACCACCTCCGAAGAAAAGCCGACCAAGGCGCAGACCGGCAGCTATCTGCAACTGAGCCTTGAGGTGATCGAGGGGCCGATGCAAGGGCGCAAGCTGACCGATCGGCTCAACCTGAACAACCCGAATGCAACCGCCTCGGAGATTGCCTATCGCACGCTTTCGGCGATCTGCCACGCTGTGGGTGTCATGACGCCTCGGTCATCGCAGGACTTGCATGACAAGCCGCTGATGGTGAAGGTCAAGGTTAAGCCCGCAGACGGCCAATACAGCGCCTCTAACGAGGTGGCTGGCTACGAGGCACCCGGCAAGCCCGTGCAGCAAGAAACGGCACCAGCGGCCTCTTCTGGTGGTGCTACGCCGCCTTGGAAGCGCAAGTAACGTCAATCAAGACCTAAGCCCCTGCGGGGGCTTAGTGCTGGATAGATGGAGGCTGAAATGACTATCGGAGAGTTGAAGCGGATTATTGACACCGTGCATGAATTGCATGGGCCAGACGCAAGGACGGCGTTTGTTTATCAACGCGCGTCTGGGCGCACTGGAATGGGTGATATTTCTTCATTCCGCGTGAGCCTTGGCGCGCATACCAAATCCATTCACTTCAATGTGGATTATCCGCGCGGGGAGGCCGAGTGATGAACCTGGAGCAATATGTCACCCCGGCCACGGTCAAGGCGATCTATGACCATTATATTGCCAAGCGAAAGAACGAGCATCGTCCGCATCTCGGTGGCTCCCAGATCGGCAACGAGTGTGAGAGGGCGCTTTGGTATCAATTCCGCTGGGCTTGGTCGCCGGACTTCGAGGGGCGCCAGCTTCGCCTGTTTGAGACTGGAGATCGAGAGGAGGAGCGGATTGTTTCCAACCTGCGCGCCGTTGGCGTGACAGTTTGGGACCGTGACCCAGAAACCGGCAAGCAGATCCGCTTTACCGCCTGCGATGGTCATTTTGCTTTGTCGCTGGATGGGGTGGGTGAAGGTTTTGCAGAAAGCAGCAAGCCGCACACGCTTGAGTTCAAGACGATGAACGAGAAGAATTTTGCCGCGCTGAAGGCAAAAGGCGTGAAGGAGACAAAGCCGGTCTATTGGGCGCAATGCCAGATCGGGATGCACCTAGCCGAGATCGACCGTTGCGTGTTTCTGGCGGTGAACAAGAACACCGACGAGCTTTACATGGAGCGGATCAAATACGATGCGGCCGAGGCCTTGATGCTGATGGCTAAGGCCGAGCGTGTTGTGTTTGCAGCCACGCCGCCTTCGCGCCTGTCAGACGATCCGTCGTTCTTTAAGTGCCGTTTCTGCCCCTACAAGCCCGTCTGCCACGGCTGCAAGATCCCAGAAGCCAACTGCCGCACCTGTGCGCATGCAACGCCTGAGCGCGGCGGTGATGGGTCGTGGAGTTGCGCCAAGGGCCGCGACATGAAGCCCGGCTGCCCGGCGCATCTGTTCATCCCGCACATCATGCCGCCAGACCTTGAGGTGAGCGACACAGGCGAGGATTGGGTTGAATATCTGGACAAGGACACGGGCGAGGTCATGCGGAACGAATGCAACAGCGCCGATCTCCATAAGGGGAGAATGCTGTGAAACTCCGCAAATATCAGGAAGATGCCATCGACGCGGTTTATCAGTATTGGGCAGATGGTCGTGGTGAAAACCCGCTGATCGTTGCCCCAACTGGCGCAGGCAAGTCTGCCATCCTCGCCAAACTGGTTGAGGACGCGATGGAATATACCGGGACGCGGGTGATGATCCTGACCCACGTCAAGGAGTTGCTGGAGCAGAACGCCAAGACGCTGCTACGGATTGTTCCCCATGCGGACATTGGCTTTTACAGCGCCAGCATCGGCCAGAAGCGGCTGGACAAGCCGATCACCTTTGCCGGCATCCAGTCTGTCTATCGTGAGGCGCCAAACATGATCCCAGCGCCTGATCTTGTGTTGGTCGATGAGGCGCACCTGATCCCAAAGAACAGCGAGACACGCTACGGCCGCTTTATCGGAGAGCTGAAGCAATGCAACCCGCTTGTGAAGATCGTCGGCTTGACGGCGACACCTTACCGGCTCGACAGCGGTTTTTTGCACAAGGGCGATGAGGCTATTTTTGACGGCATCGCATACGACATCCCGGTCGGGATGCTGATGGATGAGGGCTATCTGTCCCCAGTCATTTCAAAGGGCAGCCTGAACAAGATCGACCTGACCAACGTGAAGATGCGCGGTGGCGAGTTTAACGAAACCGACCTCGCAACGGCCGCCAGCGACCCGGCCTTGGTCGAGGCAACGGTGAAGGAGATCGTTGCGCTGGGTGAAAGCCGCAAGGCTTGGCTGATCTTCGCATCCGGCCTAGGACACGCCGACATGATCCGAAAAGCCTTTGCGCGGGAAGGCTTCGATATCGAGGTGGTGTCTGGCGAAGATCCGATGAACGAGCGGACTGGCAAGATTGAGGCTTTTAAGCGCGGTGAGCGGCGCGGGCTTATCAATTGCGGAGTTTTGACCACTGGATTTGACCACCCGGCCGTCGATCTGGTGGCCCTGGTCAGAGCCACGGCAAGCGCCGGGCTTTACGTTCAGATCGTTGGGCGCGGCACACGGCCCGTCTATGCGGCTGGCGTGGACATGGAGAGCAAGGAAAGCCGGTTGGCGCACATCGCCAAAGGCCCGAAGCCGAATTGCTTGATCCTAGACTATGGCCAGAACGTCGAGCGGCACGGGTTCATTGACGCGATCAAGGTTAAGCCCAAGGGCGAAGCCAAGGGCGGAGATGCGCCGGTGAAGGTTTGCGAGGCCTGCCAGACGGTCAATCACGCAGCCGTGAGGAACTGCATCGAGTGCGGCTTTGAGTTCCCAGCGCCAGCCCTGAACCACTCAACCAAAAGCTACAGCGGCGCGATGCTATCGACCCAGGTTGAAGCGGAGTGGCTGGACGTTGATTCGGTGGAGTATGCCCTGCACCAGAAAGATGGAAAGCCCGACAGCGTGAAGGTCACTTACGTTTGCGGAATGGTGCGGCAAAGTGAATGGCTCTGCCCGGATCACGGGGGCTATGCCGCAAGCCGCTATCAGGCGCGCATGAAGGCGCTGGACAGCACCGCCATGACGACGGCAGACGCGCTTGGGCAATGCACCATGTGGAACTGGCCCAGCCGGATCAGGATCAAGCCTCGGGCCGATAACCCGAAGTTTAACGAGATCGTGCAGCTAGACTACAGTGCAGCCAAACCACGCGCACCAAAAGAAAAGACAGAAGAGGAGATGCGTCTTGAACGACTTGCCGGAGAAATGTTCGGAGCCATCTAGCTGCCGCACATGCACGCACTTGGTTGATGAGCGGTATTGCATGAAGTGGCGCGACATCGTGCCAGATGAAGCACAGGAGGACGGATGCAATGAATGGACGCAAGACCCACCCTTCTGAAACGGAAGAGCAGGAGGGCTTTGTAAACTGGTTCCGCGCCAAGTTTCCGGGAGTGTTGATCTTTGCCATTCCCAACGGCGGGCATCGCGCAATCAGCACGGCCAAACGGCTGAAGGCCGAAGGCGTTGTGCCTGGCATCCCAGATCTTCATGTCCCGGCGTGGCGGCTGTGGATTGAGATGAAGCGCGTGAAGGGCGGGAAACTATCGGCCGAGCAGGAAGCAATGATCCTGCACCTTGAGGGCCTGGGCCACAAGGTTGTCGTTGGCAAAGGCGCCGAAGATGCCAGCGCGCAGATTGTCGAGTGGATTAAAGCGCACAAAAAGTGAGACCGTCCATTTTGTGGACGGTCTGAGTGTTTAGAGAGCCTCTCCACGATTGGTCGCGTCTTCGACCAGCTCGCCGCCGCAGGCCAGATAGCCGCAGCCATCGACCCAGTTGTCCGCGTGTGCCGGGTTCGACTTGGCGCGCGCCAGCTTCAGCAGGGTCATCATCACGGCCACGTCATGCGGCTTGATGTTCCGCCCGAGGTGGGCCGACCAGTATAGCGCCACCATATTAAAGTTTTGTTCCGCATCCCCATGAGTAGCAGCACGGTCTCGCGTGACATACTCTTTGGCGGTGTCGAGGATCTCGGAGCGGTTCATGCTAGATCTCCCGGTTTAATCCAATTCGCGGCCTTGATGTCGCCGCCTGTGAGTTGCTCGATCTTCTTGGCAATCTCTGGCTTTGGCAGGCGCTTGCCGGTGAGGATCATGCTGATGACATCCTTCTTGG